AGCGATGTCCTGAATCTGCTGCTCGGTCATGCCGGCCTGCACCGCACTGATGCGCTGCGTCTCGGCCTGGTACGCCTTGATCTCGGCCTCAAACTCCTTGATCGACAGATCACGGGCTTCCATCGACTTCTGCACGTTCTGAAGCATCCCGGCCATCTGCTGCATCTCTTGGTTCATGGCCTCCATCTGCTGCTTGGCAGCAGCCAGCGCCGGATTGTCCTCGTCATTGCCGATGATCGCCGGGTCGATGACCTTGGCAAACCGCTGAGACATCTCTTGAGCGCCCGGCCAGTCCATGTTTTTGACAAACAGGTCGCCAGCCACGCGCCAAAGGTCTGGGTTGCCTTGCAGAAGTTGGGCCATCGCCTCCAGCGACTCTTGGCGCTTGGTGGCAAAGCCGGGCCCGGTGATGACCATAACGTCGTACTTGCCGACGCCGGGGTTGTAGATCTTTTCGACCACAATGCCACGCTCGTCGCGGATCTTCTTAACCGGCTCAGGCTGCATTGGGTTGATCTTGATCATTTTGGACTCGCCGTCCTCGCCGACGATTCGGGCAATGCGCTGCGTATCGTAAATTTTTGGAATCAGGTCAATCAACTGCCGTCCGATATAACGAATAAACCGGGCGTAGTTGTCAACGTAGTGATAGGTGCCAGTATCTGACTCTTTTTGTCGAGCCAAAATAGCTTTACCGCTGCGCTCGTTGGATGTCATTCCTAGCGCAGCGTTGTACTGGCCGGTTGACGATTTAATGTCGTCAGAAGCGCCTGCTTTGGCTTGCAGCAAACCGCTAGAAGCCATTGGGGGCTGCGCCCGTTGAGGCAACGGCAAAACTGCACCTTGGCCGTCTGTAACGTCTGGGTTTACTTCAAGGTAAGGCCAGTTTTGGGTGTTTGCAGTTTTCCACTGTGTTTCGTAGCCTTCAAACTGGCCACCGTAACCTATAAAGGGTGCCTTGGGTGCTAAGGCCAGCATTTCTGCTTCTTGGCTGACCCAGTAGTTGTACATGCGCTGCGCATCTTTAGCGTTACGCACAAGGCCGCTGACGTACAACCGGCCTTCAACCTCGAACTCGTTGCCCACGCAACGAATGACAGGGATGTAAGCACCGGCCCAGTCAGACCGTTCTAACACCTCGTATCCATTAATTTTTAACCACTTAACTTTTTTGCGGTCAGATGGGCGCGAGCGTAGAGGCTTGCCAAACTGCGCCCGCATCATCTTATCTTCGGGCGTGCCTTGAAACGCCGTTGCATTTCCAGGGTACAGGTTTAGCGTTTCTTTGGTGTGTTCGACGTAAAAGTACTCGGCAATACGCACCGTGTTTTCGTTCATCCATTGGCTAAAACCTTGGTCGCCCACGCCTAGCGTTTGCAACGTGGTGATAGGCGCAGCGTCTGGGTATTGGCGCTCGTACTCGTCTTTGGGAATGTCTTCAGTTATAAAGCACCAGCGGGCGTCTGAACCGCACGGGTCTTGAATTAACGGGTCCATGTAGACGCTAAAGCTGTTGCGAATGCGCCCGATCTTGATGTCTTGATCAAACGTGTTGTCGTCGCAATACTCGGTCAAAATGCGAGCGTAGCCCTCGCCGTAGGACACTTGATTCTCGCAGGCCGTGTCGTAGGCCACGTCGGCGTCCGAGATGTACTCGATGTGCCGAATCATGCCGTTAAAAATTTCGGCTACCTCAACGTCAGCGCCGTCGTCTGCGGGGATGACCTTGGGCTGCGGCCTGTTTTGCCGCTGCTCGTTGGTCACTTGATGAACGTGCTGCGGCAGCTTGTTGACTGTCAGGCACGGCCTAGCGTTGATCGTTTGGCCTTGCACCGCGCCGCGAGTGGCAAGCACGTCAGCCGGCCACTGCCAGTGGTTGTCAGGCGAGCCGGCGTAAAAGCGCAGGTCGTCCAACTCGTCTTCACGCGACTCAGACAACGCAGAAATCGCCATGTTAAGGCGAGATCGAGCCGTTGAGAGCACTTCAGAGTCGCTCTTGTCTTTGGCCGATCCACCCTCGCTAACCGCCCCAGCGGCGGCGATTCCTGTGTAGTCTTGAGGCATGATTACTTGATCTTGCTCAGAACCTTAGCAACCGTGGCTTTGACGTTGGTGCCCGACGGAATGCTGCCGTGGCAGCCCATGCCCGGCATTTTGGAGTAAGTCTCCTTGTTGCGGTCAGGCATCCCGCCGCCGGACATTTTCGGCTCACGGGCGTTGAGTTTGCTGATGGGTTCAAGGTGTTTGCTCATTTTTTGCCTTTCTTGGCCGTTTTGGCAGACTGTACAAAGTCTTTTTTGGTAGGAGCGCCGGGCGAGCCCGGTTTCCTCATCTTCTCGCCCGAGCCTTCTTTGATGCGCTCGCGCTTGGCGTGGATATTAGCGTAGAGTCCGGGTTTAGTAGCCATAATCAGCACTTCCATCGTTTGAGTAATGCCTTAGCGCGCTCGGCGTCGCCTTTGGCGTGCTTGACGACGCCCTCCATGCGGGCGCAGAAGCTCGCCTTGCGGCCAGCGTCGGCCTTGGTCTTGGGGTTAGGTGCTGGCGCCTTAAGGTTGGAGCCAGTAGCTGCGTTGTACTTCTCGCGGCCTTTGGCGGTCAAACCAGCGCCTTTGCTAACGGGCAGTTTTTCACCCCGTCCAACGCTTAGAGAAACGCCTTTTTTAGCCATTACGCCCCCATCCAAGAAGTTGTTGAGTTAAACCCGTAACCTTTGGAATGACTTTGAGTCTGACGTTGTTCCCGATGCGCCACGGAGAACGCAAACGTCAATGCCAATGCATCCGCAGCGTCAGGAGAAGCCAAACCACGGCTTTTCATGTCTTTTTTAGACTCCAAAAATATGGTTCCACGGGAATCGGGCTTGATCTTAGGCGAAATCAGGTCTGTTTTCAAGAAGCGGTCTTTAGGAATACTGGCTGTTTTGAGCCAATTCTTCATTTCGCCCCACATTTCTGCCCGTTTGTTGCCGTACATAATGGGGTTTTTGGCTTTGTTGCCAAAATTTACGCCTCTAATTTTGTAGCGTTGCTCTTTTAGCCGGTCAACAATGCCAGCGCCTAGACCGCCTTCGTCAATGTTAACCAGAGCAGGCTTAAATTGCTCGATGGCATCAATTACATGACCCACCACAGTCATGGTGTCATCGCCTCGATGCCTGATAACCTTGACCAAATCACGTCCACAGCGAATAGCAATTACGGTAGCGTCAGCACCAAAGCGGGCAGGGTCTACGCCCATCACAATCGGGGCGCTAAAGTCTTGGTAAGCAGGCTGTTTCATTGCCTCGTCTACCAACAAACTGCCAATGAACTGGTCATCACCCTCACTGGGAAACTGACCATAGACCTCTACATGGGCTTGAGACGAATCAGGCCCGTACTCTTGGATGATCTGTTCATAGACCTGTTTGTCAGTGCCCTCAACGGTTCTGGCATCTACAACTCTAGAAGTCCAAAAATCCCGTTTTGAGTGAAAAGTCTCGTAAAAATACCCTGAATTTCGCCGGGGGTTAGAAAACGCAAACCACATCCGTTTTGGGGTGTTTTCAGTAAAAAAGCCCCCAGTAACAGACCAGATTGCATCAGCAATACCCGACGCCTCGTCAAAAATAACCATTACGCCATCGTAATTGTGGACACCCGCATACGCATCGGGGTTTTCTTCAGACCACAACCGGCCTTCAATAGCCCAATACCTCGTGCCTTTTTTTAGATTTTTTTCAACCAGCGTAGTTAACCAAGCAGCCGGCGCAACTTTGGTTGCAGAAATCTCAAACCAATGGCTGTTGATAGACATGGCCAACCACTTGGTGATCTCAGCCCATGTGACCGAGCGTAGCTGAGACTCAGAGTTGGCAGAAACAATCGTTGTAGACCCGATACGGGTAGACAACATCCAAATCGTCAACCACGACACCAAAGCAGATTTGCCAATACCGCGACCAGAAGACACCGCATGTCTCAACGTCTCAAAATCTACAAGACCTTTTTGCCGTTTTACGTATGAAGCAACATCACGCAACACCTCACGCTGCCACTTACGCGGCCCACTGAAGTGCTCCAACGGCGTACCCTCTTTCCCCCACGGAAACGCAAACATCACAAACGCCTCTGGATCATCTGCAATAGCAGGCATCCACAGAGTAGCCATCAACTCTTGTTCGTCTTCCGGTTTGTACACTAGCGTTTGCATAAAACAAGTATACTCAAAACAAGGGGGCCATCACCCAGCCCTGTGGAAGGTTGAGCCGACCAACCACGATAAACATGGTGAACCATGCGGTACTTCAGTAAGACCAGACTCTGAACGGGACCAGTTGCGTGGAGGGTACAACAACCCTAACCTAGACAAACCAGAGGCTCACTCTCCAAAGAGTACACACCCCTCTCGGGTGCCTGGTCTATGCCCACAATCAAAACAAGCAACCAGCAACGCACTGTTGGCATAGGCTTACCAAAAAATAAAAATTGTTCGCAAAAAATTACGCGCGGTCTAAATAAAAATTGTTCGCGGGGCTTACGCCACCATTGACCCACCACCCCTCGGACCTCCCCCCCCCTCATCCGACTCCGGCCTATCATGGCGCGGCCCAGGTTGACCGCAGCCCTAGCTGATTGTCGTCGAGCGCACGGAATGGCGACAAAGTAGTACGCAAGTAGTAGATTGTCGTCGGCAAGGCGGCTGGATGACTATTGCGCGTGCGTGATCCGGCGGGCGAGGCGGTTGCCCCGGCTCTTTCCCCCTGTTTCCCCAATGAAACACACAATTTCCGGCTCCGTCAGACTACCTACCATTCTTGGCGAGATGTTAGGGTTTGTCCTAGTGACTCGTGTCTAGCCACGTAGACAATAGAGGGTATGCCGCAAGCACTTCGCAGGGCGGTCTATTAGGAGGATTTAAGATGGCAGATGCACCTTTCAACGACATGTCCGAGCACTTCGTGGGCACGGGCCGCAAGGACAGCAAGGGCCGCGAAATAGGCTGGATTGTTGGTCTTAACAATAACGGCGCGACATATGCAGCATGGGTGCAAAGCGCCCGGCGCGTGTGCCTGTACGGCGATTGGCAGGAATTTGGGGTCCAGCAGCGCAGCAAATATTTTGCCAATCAGGCTGACGCTACCAATTGGGCTTACGCTACGGTTCGCGCCCGTCGCGCTAAGGTAGCAGCCTGACAACCCACCCTCTAGCATCCATTGGGTGCTATGTGGTGCGCTGTTGCACTAATCCCTAACGGGTCTATTTGGAAAAATCATGCACACTCGCACACTCTACCAAATCAGGGAATATAAAACTCCTACCAGCTACTCATCGCCAATGGGCACGAAACTGCGCACCAAATTGCGGTCAGTTAAGTTAATCGCTCGGCTCACCATCAGCGGGCACAGAGACATTGTGTTAGTCCCTATCCGAGTGACAAGCAAAGCCTAACAACCTACCCTCTAGCCCATTTGGGCTATGGGGTGCGCTGTTGCACTAATGCCCTTCGGGGTCTAATCGGAGCAAATTATGGAACGTATGAAAATGACAGATCACAGTGAAAGCGCCTGCACCATCGAATACACCGATGCCGAAGACGGCGCCCGTTGGGCTCGCACATTCACAGCCCCGGCGGCTGGCGGCTATGTCCGCGAAATCTTTGACCCTATGAAAGAAGGGCAGCAAGTCTGCGAAAAACTCGCCCATGCTGGCGTCACTTTGATTTGGCGGCCTTCAATGGGCTACTTATCGGATTTAATCCGAAAAGAGTACCGCAAAGAACAGGCCGGCGCCCGCCGTCGTGCGTCTGCCTGACAGCCTACCTTAATGCGCCTAACGGGCGCATTGGGATGGGTTGTCACTCGTCCTTGCTCACCTCGCGGCTGGCAACGTCAACGACCATCGGGGTTAGCACTCTGGCTTTAGCTTCGTTAAGCGCATCGGTAATGCTGATTCGATTGTCGGTTACTTCCATCTCTAGTCTATCGCCGTAGCGTTTGGGCTTGAGCTTGGCAGCGATCCACTTTCGGGCATCGACTTGTAGCCGTTTTTTGTTGACCCATGCCGCCGCTTCAGCGCCTCGCAGCCCCTCTGGCATGTCCTCATCCGCGAGGGCTAAAATTTCTTCTGCCAGTTTATCTGCCCTGTCCTCCAAGGCTTGTTCGTACATCTCCCGCAGTTCGGGAATGACTCTGATAGTGCGGAGCGCGACAGAGTACGTTATTGCCTCCGGTTTGATGGCCGAAGTCAGGGCCTCACCCTCTGACATGCGAGTAAAAATCCTGGGCCAGCATTCATGACCCAGATTGTATTTATGGCCCCGCCACTTTCGCGCAAGATTCGTCATGGTGCAATTCTAAGGGTTTTCACTAGTGGTCTATTAGGGTTTGTCCTAGTGTGCAACGTCCAGATGGCTATACAATAGCACACATGCCCCAGCATATCGCAAGGGGTCTATTTGGAGCCTTTAGCATGTCTACACCATCTGTTAACTGGTTTAACCTATTGTCCGATGCGGTCAATCAGCCGGGCATCATCTCGCAAGCCTACCGGGCTTTTCATGGGTACAGTATCCCAAACCAAATGCTCGCCTACTCACAGTGTTTCGCAAGGGATATCCCAATTGGGCCGATTGCAACCTACAAACGCTGGCAAGCCTTGGGGCGTAACGTTAAAAAAGGGGCTAAGGCAATTGCTTTGCGTATGCCCGTCACAATTACTAAAAAAGATGAGTCGGGCGAGAAAACCGGGGAATTCCTGCAAGCCTTTGTCCTTAAAAACAATTGGTTTGTCCTCGATCAGACAGAGGGTGATGACTACGCCAACGATGTGCCATCGCCCGTTTGGGATGCCGAAAAGGCTTTGCAAACCTTGGATATTACCCAGATAAAATTTGAGTATCCTAACGGTAACTGTCAGGGTTACGCTGTCGGGCGCAATATCGCTGTCTCTCCAATTGCTGCCCTGCCGCACAAGACACGGTTTCACGAATTGGCCCATGTAGTGCTTGGGCATACATCGGAGGGTCTGTTGTCTGATTCTGAGGCCACGCCTAAAAACATGGCCGAAGTCGAAGCAGAGGGGGTGGCTTACATCTGTTGCTCGGTTCTTGATCTTCCGGGCTTGAATGAGTCTCGGGGCTACATCCAATCGTGGTTAGCTGGTGGTTCAATTACCGACAAAACCGCGCAGCGCATTTTCGGTGCTGCTGAAAAAATCATCAAAGCTGGTCAAACCGCTGTCGAATAAATCAAGGCTCTTGGGCCTTTTTTGGAGTAAATCATGTCATATCGTCTCGTCTTAGGGGCTGTCTATCTGCTGGCCCTGGGTGTTTTGTTTGCTGATCTGATGATCTGGAGGGCTTAAACATGAGAACAATTAGCTATCTCTACGATGCCGGGTCAGACATTTATCTCGATTGCGAGCTTGAATATGACCCTGGCGAGGATGCAAACCCAGACCCAGAGTCACCAACCTGCGGCCCTGGCTGCCCTCCTGCGGCGTGGCTTATAACCGCAAAGATCGGCAACGTAGACATCATGCCGGTCTTAGATCAAACAATCATCAAACTCATTGAGGTTGCAGCATGCTCATCGCAGGATTAGGCGTTATAATCGTGGCACTGCTGTCGATTCTCCTCGACCTTTAGCAGTTGCCCCCTCCTTAGCCCGCGCAATGCGGGCATTTTTTTGTCCGTCTACGGCACTTCCTCGCGCACTAACACATCTACCCCAGGCGATGCCGCGTAGACCTTGGTGACATGTAGGCTCACAATCTGCCCGTCGTCTCGGTAAACAATCCCGTTTAGCCCGTCGAGTACGCTTTTCGCCAAATTGTCTATGTCGGGCTTTTTTGTAGGCCGCTCTAAGCCCTTTAAACAGGCCGCCACGCGCTTTTTAGGGTAGCTTTTAGGGATAGGTAGCCTGAAGTACAGATAGACCGCTATGGGCGTTTCTAGGGGCTCGGTTTGCCCCATGACTTGCTGTGCGGTTTCTCGGACGATCGTCTCGTAGTCGCTGGTTTTCTTCGGCGTGTACGTCCGGACAAAGCCGCCGATTTTGGAAAACTTGGGCCTGCCCTTGGGAACTGGGGGCGAGTCTACCGTGAACTGAATCATAAAAGTCACTTGCTTCGCTCCTCGTTCATCAATCGCCGCAACTCGGTTGCAGCATCAAGCCCGCGTTTTCGCTCAATTGCCGAAATAATACCGGCCCACCACACTTGTGCTGCTGCTGCCCCGTCCTCGCTGGCTTTCGCTCTGTATCTCTGAACCCACTCCCTGGCCTCCGTGCGTCTCATGTGCATCAAGATCGCCGGTGAGCTGTAGGGCGAAGTCCACAATTCTGTCGGGGTAGTAGACACCCTCTCGTACCCTGTCGAGGATTTTTTGGGCTTGGTCATATGTCATTTAAGAGATTCCATGCTGTTGCTGCACACAATGGGACTTGTCCGTTTCCAATGGCTTTAAGTCTGTCCACCCGAGCGGCCACCCCATCAGCCACTCTACCCAGGTTGGGTTCAATTTTCCAGAAGTCGGATGTACGACCATAGATAAGTTCAACTGCTTTCCTTTCTGTACCCTGCGCTGAATTGCTGGATTGCTCATGTTGCCCCTGTCTCGACAATCCGAGGATTGAGGTGTCGGCCATTTTTCCAACGATCCAGATCCTGTCTCTTTGATGGTTTGCTCCAACATCGGCAGCTCCCATAACAGTCCACCTACAGTCATACCCCAGCGCGGTAAGGTCTGCAATGACTCTTGTTCCTCCTCGAGTAGTGAGCATTGGGCTGTTCTCCACAAAGACGTAGCTGGGTCGTACCTCGCCAACCACCCGCGCCATGTGGTGCCACATTCCGCTGCTCTCTCCGTCCAGGCCTTCGCCTCGCCCTGCTGAGCTAATGTCTTGGCATGGAAACCCGCCAGATACAACGTCAACAATTCCGCGCCACGGTCTTCCGTCAAAGGTTTGAATGTCATCCCAAATCGGGAAAGGCGGGAGAAGGCCGTCATTTTGTCGGGCGCACAGTACGCTAGCTGGGTAGGGTTCCCACTCAACTGCACAGACTGTTCGCCATCCGAGCAGTTTGCCCCCAAGTATTCCGCCACCAGCGCCTGCGAAAAGAGCCAGCTCATTCATTGCCCCTCCTCAGTTGTGCCAGGCGCTCACGGATATGGTCAGGCATGGCCACAGTGCCTGCAATGCGCTCCTGGTACTGTTCTGCCATCGTCACGGGTTTTTTGATCTCTGGTATCTCTGCTCCGTCCCATCGTTGCTGGTTCAGATAGACCAGAGGAGCCGGTACAAATGCCCCGTTGTCTTTGCGCCACTGGTCTGTGGTTTTCATCCACTCAACATGCTTCAAAATCTGATCGGCGCATGTCTCGTAGTAGTGCTTTTTCCACTTCGCTAGACAAGCAGCCTTTGCGCCTTTCCTGGGGCTTTTAGGCCATGCTGCCCAGAATCTTTCAAATCCACTCTCAAACATTGCGCCTCCTTGTCGTTGCATCATAAACACCATAATTCATATGGTTCACCCAAAAGACCCCCCTACCCCACAAGTGTGAGGAAGGACGAGTTAGGTTCACCCCCCATTGAAGGGATCGTCATGCTACGGATTGAATACCGTACGCCCCCGGCTTGACGATTCGACCAGCCGCACGGATTGTTCGGGAACTGCCCCCTAGCCCATGTGATTGATGATGACGGCTGGGAATGATCCAGCACTGATGGGTAGTCGTCAAAACCTGTTGGCCCACTGCTCTTCAAATTAAGCTACGCCATCACCAATCACACGGTTGCATACCGTGTCGCGGTTTCCTTCCGAGCGGCCCCACTTGCGGCCCCTACTTTCGTGCGGAGTACGGTCGCGTAGAAAACAAAAAGCCGGTTACTGCTGCCCTCGGTGGAAACCCTTTGGATTTAAACCAAGGGCGAGAGCATGAGTAACCGGCCTTCACTGTCGCTTTCCACGGCAACGGGAAGAAGTCTATCGAAAATTTTTAGTCTTGTAAAGCCCCTACGAAAAAAAGTTGTTAGTTGCTACTGGGCCAGTCTGTTCACCGCTGCCGAAGCAAAGGAACCACCAACAAGTCTGAAGCCAACCTACTACCCTACTCGCACAAGTGCTTTCAGAGCTTCGACTGGCCCCAGGCTTGTTAGTCCTCTATTGGAGGTGTCTTTAATGAGCGGAGAACACAGGTTTATTTTTACG